CCGAGACGGCCGGCCAGATGGTGCGCGCCAAGGAGGTCGAGGAAGCCTGGAGCGCGATTGTGGTGCGCTTCCGTTCGGCGGTGATGGCGATCCCGTCCAGGTGCGCTGCGAAGTTCCCGGATCCGCACTCCGCCGAGGCGATCATCCGCGCGGAATGCGAGCTGGCGCTGCGCGCACTGGCGAAGCGTGCCTGACCCAATCAACGCCCGGCACGTCGGTTTCGCGAATGCCGGGGCCATCCTCGCCCGCGTTCTGCAGCTCGTCTCGCCACCGGAACGCGAGCCGCTCTCGGCCTGGGCGGACCAGCATCGCATGTTATCCGCTGAAGCGAGTGCCGCCGCGGGCGACTGGTCGACGCTACCCTTCCAGCGCGAGCCGCTCGATGCGGTGGCGCCGGGATCCGGATACCAGACCGTGGTCCTGGCCTGGGCTTCGCAGCTTGGCAAAAGCGAAATGCTGATGAATCTGATCACCTACGTCATCGCCATCGAGCCGGGGCCGGTGCTGGTCGTTCAGCCGACATTGTCGATGGCGGAGTCCTTCTCGAAGGATCGCTTATCGCCGTTGTTCAGAGACACGCCGATTCTGCGGGGCAAGGTGGCCGAGCCGAAGAGCCGCGACCTGGGATCGACGATCTACCATCGCCGGTTTCATGGCGGGCACCTGACACTGGTCGGATCGAATTCACCATCAGGTCTGGCCGCGCGTCCGATCCGCTATTTGCTGCTCGACGAGGTGGACCGCTACGAGGAGTCAGCCGGCGCCGAAGGCGATCCCGTAACCCTTGCGCGTGCGCGCACGAGGACTTTCTGGAACCGCAAGATCATCCTGACATCGAGTCCCACCGTGCGGGGCGCATCGCGCATCGAGGTGGCATGGCGTGAGAGCGACCAGCGCGAATTCGAAGTGCCGTGTCCTAAGTGCGATCACTTCCAGCAGCTCAAGTGGGAGCGCGTCGAGTGGCCCGAAGATGAGCCCGAGCAAGCCAGCTATCGCTGCGCCGCCTGCGGTGAATTGATCCCGCACCACTTGAAAGACGGCATGGTGGAGCGCGGCCGCTGGAGGGCTGGCAATCCATCCTCGCGCATCGCCGGGTTTCACCTCTCCGAGCTGGTGAGCCCGTGGCGCTCCTGGGGCGACCTCGCGGTGGAATGGCTCAACGTGCGACACAATCCCGAACAGCTCCGCGCCTTCACGAATACGAGCTTGGCGGAATGGACCTCGGATGAAGTGGTCGAACCGCCGCGTGCGGAGGCCCTGGCCGCAAGATGCGAACCCTTCGCGGCGGAAGTGCCGATGCCTGCGGCGCTCATCACGGCGGGTGTGGACATCCAACACGACCGCGCCGAAATCGAGATCGTGGGCTGGGGCCGCGGCTTTGAATCGTGGTCGCTTGCGTATCACACGTTGTATGGCGATCCCAGCACGGGGCACTTATGGCAGCAGCTCGACCTGCTGCTCTCGCGCGAGTTCCGGCACGAGTCGGGAATGCCGCTCAGGATCAACGCGGCGTGCGTCGACGCAGGCTTCTTGACCGATGAAGTTTTGGGCTTCACGAAAGACAAATTCTCAAGGCGCATCTACGGCGTCAAGGGTTTGAACTCCGGCTGGTCGAAGCCCGTCTGGCCAAGGAAGGCGATCTACACCCGCAAGCAATTGCCGCTGTTCCTGATCTCCGTCGATGAAGCCAAGCAATGGTTCTTCCGCCGGCTCGGGCTCACCGAAGGGCCTGGCCGGTGCCACTTTCCAGTAGGCCGGCAGATCGACTTCTTCCGCATGCTGACCGCTGAAACGCTGGTGCGCCGCCATCGCAACGGGCGTATCAAATTCGAGTGGGCCAACCTGCGCCGGGAGCGGAACGAAGCGCTCGATGCCCGCGTGTATTCAATTGCCGCACTGCATTCGCTGCTCATGGGCGGCTTGAACCTTGACGCGCACTGCGAGAGTTTCGAGAAGATGCTGGCACCGTCGCCGGTGGCCAAGCCCAATGGGGTGCCCGCGCCGCCGCCAGTGACTCGTTCGAAATGGATGGACTACTGATGAAACCGGCGTATACTAAGCCATGTTCTCGGGCTTGCGGGCCTCGGATCAGGAGTTCGGATGATGCCCGCGGCGCGCGAATCCCTTAGCCTCACGCACAATATCGGACGCATTAGCGTGCCGATGGAAACGCTCGACTTGGGCGAAGACGCCTGCGCCAAATCAGAGGTCATTCTTCAGGCAGCCCGACGCATCCTCGAACTATGGCCCCAGATCGTCTACAGCGACCAAATTGACCGTTTCGCGAGGGAGCAATGCAACAACCCGAATCAGGAGTGATACAGGCGCACGCCATCGTCGCCGATGATGGCCGTTTGCTGGTGGTGCTGGAATGGCCCGATGGCTCGCAGCGTCTCGTCGACCGGGACGTAGCGGTGGGCTTCGCGCTCACGGTGCTGGCAGCAGCAGCCAGACTCTATCCGACGGCTGCAGAGTTTTCGAGAACCATCGACGCCGCGCGCTCGCACGTGATCGAGTTCCCTGTTTTGCCTCTGCAATGAACCTTCCGACTCCATTGCGGCGTGCAGGGCTCTTGCTGAGGCAAACCCTGGACCTGTGGACCGGCTCGGGCACCGGGGCGTCCTCTTCGGCGATTGGAGCATGGGACGGGGCCAAGATGGGCCGCCTTCAAAACTGGTATCCGCCGCCGACCGATTTCGCCAGCTACCTGAACCCGGCGCTGCTGAAGAACCGCGCCCGCGACTCCTACCGGAACAATCCCTGGGCCAGAAGAGCGGTGGATCTGCTGGTGTCCTATGTTTGCGGGATAGGCTTAAAACCCATGCTCGACCTGTCGGACGTCGGGCTGCGTGCCCGCGTGGGTAAGCTATGGGCCGCCTGGAGCGACGAGGCCGACTTCTCGGGATTCTACTCCTTCACCGGGTTACAGGCCGAGGCGCTCCGCACGTGTTTGATCGATGGCGAATGTCTGGCGCTGATCCGTCCGGGAAAGCAGCTCAAGATCCAGTTACTGCCCAACGAATTTCTGGCGCCGCAAAAGGACAACGCCGTCGATATCGGCGGTGGCATCGAGTACGACGATGAGGGCCGCAGAATCGGCTACTGGTTGTATTCGAAGGTCCCGGCCGCAGCCCTGAACCCGGTGCCCTACTTCGTGGACGCCGACCGAGTTGTGCATCTGTTCGCACCTTTACAGCCGGGCTATGAGCGCGGTATCTCGTGGCTGGCACCTGCGCTTCTTGCGTTGTACGAATTGCAAGCGTACATGGAAAGTTCGTTGGTCAGGGCGCGAACCGGCGCGCTCTTTGCGGGCTTCGTCCGATCCGCCGATGGCACGCAGATTTTGCAGAACGACCAAGGCGAACCGGAGTTTCAACCGGGCTCGATCGCGCGCTTGCGGCCGGGCGATGAAATCTCTTTTTCGCAGCCACCCGATCCGGCGCAATCGCAAGGGACCTTTGTCGAGACGCAACTGCGCGCCATCGCCTCGGCCCTCAATCTGCCCTTTGAACTGCTGGGAAACAACGTGAACGCTGTGACCTTCGCCTCGGGCCGTCATAGTTTGCTCGCCTTCGAGCGGGTGTGCGATGCGATGGTGCAGAATTTCGTTGCGTTCCAGTTCTGCCGGCCGATCTGGCAGTGGTGGGTCAAGCTCATGGTCCTGAACGGCGAATTGCCGGAAGAGATCCTCGAGGCGCCGGTGCGCTGGGTGGCGCCCGAGTTTCAGACTCTCGACGCGCGCCAGACGACCAGCGCCACGGTGCAAAAAATCAGAGCCGGCATTTTGAGCAGAAGCGAAGCCGTGAGCTCGACGGGCGCGGATCCCGAGGCGCTCGATGAACAGATCGCCGCCGACAACGCGCGGGCCGATAAGCTCGGGTTGATCTTCGACAGCGATGCGCGAAGGGTAACCCTGCAGGGCTTAGAACAGCCGAGTGAGAACGATGGAACAGCCAAGCCGACCACCATCCAGTAGTAAGCTGCGGACCCGCGAAGCGGCCTTCACGCCGTCGAGCTTCGATGCGGAAAAGCGCACCGTGGGTGTGACCTTCTCGACCGGCGCGCCGCGCACGTTGCGTGACTTCGAAGGGCCGTTCATCGAGCGGTTGTCGATGGAGCCCAAGGCCGTGAACCTCTCGCAGTTGAGTGGCGCGCCGGTGCTCAATTCGCATGACCGCTTCGATGTGCGCTCGATCCTGGGCACTGTCGAAACACCGGCTGTCGATGGCACCGCAGGCGTGGCCACGCTGCGATTTTCCAGCAGGCCGGAAGTCCAGGGCATCGTCCAGGACATCGGCGCGGGCATCATCCGCAATGTGAGCGTGGGCTACAGCGTCCAGCGGTGGGAGGTCTCGAAAGCCGCCGATGGAACGCGCACCAAGACCGCCGTTAGATGGACACCCGCCGAGATCAGCCTGACGGCGATACCCGCCGATCCGTACGCCAAGATGCGGACCGCTGAGGACGATGACGGCGATTGCGATTGTCCCGAGGGCGAGGAATGCGAGTGCGACGAAAGTGAGGATTCCATGACGAAGAGTGCAACGGTTCCCGATCAGATCCGCAGTGCCGCCGCGCTGTTAGGCATCACGGGAGATTTCCCGGAACAACTGGCCACGCGCGAGGGCATCACCATCGAAGCCGCACGGCCCGAACTGCTCGCGCATTTGCAGCAGCAGACGCCGCGGATCGATGGGCGCACCAGTGTGACGATTACGCGCGATGGCCACGACGGCTTCATGGACCGCGCGCTCAACGCCGTGGCGCATCGGATCGCGCCGGGCAGGATCAAGCTCGAAGACGGAGCGCAAGTGTGGGTAGGCCGACGCCTCGCCGATATCGGTCGGGAATTCTGCCGCATGGCGGGCGTCTCGACCCTGGGCAGCGATGACGCGATCTTCCAGCGCTGGGGCTCGCTGCACACGACTTCGGACTTCGGGAACTTCCTCGCCGAGTTGTTCAACAAACAATTGTTGCCGCGCTTCCTGATGGCACCCTCGGGCCTGAAGGAAGTCACGCGGCGCTCGACGGCCAACGATTTCCGTTTGAAGCACGTCTACCGCAATTCTCCGATGGGCCAGCTTCAACCGCTCGGTCAACACGGCGAGTTTCAGAGAACCACGAAAGCCGATGCGAAAGCGGAGAGCTACGCGGTGCAGTCGTTCGCCGCGGTCTTCGGGATCTCGCGCCAAACTTTGACCAACGATGATCTTGGCGTTTTTTCGGACATCGGCGCGTCCCTTGCGCAACAATCCGCGGAGTTCGAGAATCAGCAACTCGCGAATCAGCTTGTGTCGAACCCGCTGATGTCGGACGGCAACGCGCTATTCAGTGCGGCGCACGGCAACCTCGCCGCCACGCCCGGCGCGATTGCGACCCAGACACTCAGCGATGCGCGGCTCGCGATGCGCTTGCAGGTGAACCAGAACAACCAGGCCATCAACATCCGGCCTACGGTGCTGCTCACTTCCGCCACGAACGAAACCGCCGCCCAAGCGGCGCTCGCCGAAATCTATCCTACGCAGGTCAATTACGTGAACGTATTCACGGACTTCGTGCGGCTCGTGATCGATCCGCGTCTCGACCTGCTGGGGCAAACGAAGGGCTGGTATCTGTTCGCCGATACCGGCTATGCTCCGGTGCTCGAAGACTCGTACCTGTCGGGCTACGAAGGGCCGAGGGTCTTCACCCGCGTGGGCTTCCAGGGTGGCTCGGACATCGACGGCACCGAGGTTCTGTGCCAGCTCGATTACGGCGTGGGTGCAATTGGATGGCAGGGAGGTTACTACAATGCCGGTGCGTAACGGAACCACGCCGCCCGATCTCGACGCGCTCTATCAGCAGGCGCTTGCGAACCTGGGCGGACCCGTCGAAGTCGAAACGCCGCAGCTCGGCCGGGTGACGTTCCCGCGCCCGAGTGAGTTGTACGCGGCATTGAATTACATCCGCATGGCGCAGAACGCCGCCGCCGGGATTCCCGCGACCGGCGTGATTGTCGCGGGCTATGATCGCGGGCTTGACCCGAGTTGCGAGGAATAACATGAAGAACTTTGTAAAGCCGGGGAACACCATCACCGTCATTGCGCCTGCTGCGGGCGCGACCAGCGGAAGCCTCGTCATCGTGGGCGACATCGTCGGAGTGGCCGCGACCACGCAAGCGGCCGGCGCGCAAGTCGAGGTCTCCGTCGAAGGAGTTTTCGATCTGGCAAAGACGCCGGCCGACGTGTTGACCGCTGGCTCGACTGCGAAGGTCATACCGGCGACCGGTCTCGTTGCGGCGGCGGGCACCCTCGCCATCGGCTGGGTAGTCCTGGCGGCCGCTGCGGGCTCGCCCACGGCAAGGGTGAGATTGTGTCCGGGCATCAGTCCGACGCAAGCTACCGTGATGGCGACGGAGAGCGCGCACCATCGGAAGATCGCCTGATGGTTCGCGGCGGGTTTTAGCGAATCCGGCAATGTTTCCGATTCCGCTAAAACATCGGCAACGGTCCTCTGCGGATCGCCCACCTCGTCCGCGATCTCTTCCTGCGTGTAGCACGCCAGGCGCTAAGAATTCAGGACTCCAGCCGGACGGGATGGAAGGCCACCCGCTCGTAAATCCAATGGCTCAATCGCTCGAGTTCTGGGTATGACATTTCGAGATCGAGATTGGTTCCTTCGCAGTCGATCGAAAGACGCATCGTCCCATACCGTCTCAGCTTATGGGACAGATCCGGTTGCAGTGTCTTGCCCCAGACGGCGTCCGTCAAAGGGGCGAAAGAGAAGGTGGGGGAAACTCCCTGCCTGGTTTTGAGTTTCATGCTGGCTATGACCTCGCCAGGGCGGCAAACGCGCGTTCGGCGGATGATGGGTTTAGGCATGGTGGCGGCCTCCTTCGCCGCACTGTGTAGAGGCTCGCGGTTGGCGCCGCGGGCCTCTGTCATCTTACTGTGCGAAGCAACGCCCACGGCACTGTACACGATAACGTACACCATGTTGCAGTTGATATCGGTTTATTCATTTTCATCGGATTGTATTATCAGTAAGTTACACATTCCTAACGTGCTGCTATGGTATCTGAGGTACTCCCTTAATCGACTTAATCACACCTAGAATCAATAACTTACGAAGGCACAAAACATACCGTACACAATAACGTACACTATGTTTTATGCGATTCATCGAACACGCGCTCCACGAATACCGCCGGCACACGCCCACATGTAAGCTGACCAAAATGTCCGAGATGAATTGCAACTGTCCGATCTGGGCAGTGGGCAGGATTCATGGCGAACGGTTCCGCGGTTCGCTCGGGACGCGCTCGCGCCAGACGGCCCGCCGGAAAGTCGCCGCACTGCTCGAGCGGAAACAGGATGCGCCACCCGAGGAGCCCGCCAAGGCCTCGCCCACGGTCGCGGCCGCCATCCGGGAGTATCTCGCCTTCTGCGAAAACAACAAGCGGCTCAAGGCATCGACCCTCACGAGCTACCGGAACACCCTGAAACACTTCGCGGCGTTCTCGGAAGACCGGCTGTACCGCACGCTCGACCGGTTCGACCTCGGTCTGTTCGAGCAGTTCCAGGCGGCGCGGGCGCTCGGTCCGAAGACCATGCGCACGGCGTTCATCCATCTGGGAAGCTTCTGCGCGCGCGGCGTCGAGCTCGGCTGGCTTCGCTCGAACTTCGCGAGGAAGGTGAAGGTGCCGAAGGCCGACGAAGTGTCCACACTGCCGTTCCGCGAGGCCGAAGCCAGGGCCATCCTGGCCGCCTGCGGGCGCCTGGGCGAAGACGCCGCGGGCCGCGGCGGGTATGCCGTCTATTCCGCCGCGCGAATCGACCAGGAGCGCCGCTACGCGCGTGCGCTGGTACTGGTGCTGCTCACCACCGGGCTGCGTATCTCGGATGTGGTGAACCTGGGCCGCGGCAAAGTATTCATCGACCGCAAGGGCGCCACCCGTCTGCGCCTCAGAACGGAAAAGACCGGCGTCGTGATCACTCTGCGATTGCCCCATGCGACGGTCGAGGCGCTGAAGAAACTGCCGCCGGTCTCCGACACCCTGTACTTCCGCCGCGACGGTGACGAAGGCGGCCTGCGGGTGGCGTCGGAACGCGCCCGGCGCATGATCGCGCGGCTGGGCTCGATAGCCGGGGTCGAGGATGCGCGGCCGCACCGCTTCCGGGACACTTTCGCGAAGGAAGCGCTGCTCGCCGGTACGCCCCTGCGAACGGTGCAGCTCGTACTCGGCCACCGGTCGATTCGCACCACCGAAGAACATTACGCGCCGTTTGTTCCCGAGTACCAGGAGATGATCGACGCGGCCACGGATGCGGTGGCCGGCCGCTTGATCGCCTAATCGTCCAGATAAACGCTTTTGACAGCGATTAGTGAACGCCTTATACAAGTAAGGATAAACGGCGGCTAACTGTCAGCTAAATGTTTATAAATATCAGAAAATAAAGGACTTGACAGTCCGGCAGGCCACGGGTATTATTCCCTTGCCGAGTTTAGTAAATCGTAAAAAAACAAGGCAAGAAAATAAGACCTGGAGGTTTGAGCAATGCTGACGGTTGCGGCACAAGAACAGATGCGGGCGGCGTTCATGGAAACGCATTACACCCTGGCAGAACTGGCGGAGCAATGGCGCATGGACACCGGCACGCTTCGTAACTGGTTTGTAGACGAACCCGGCGTGATCAAGTTCGGCCGCCGGAGACTGACCAAGGGAAAGGATCGCCCCTATGTCTCGCTGCGCGTCCCTGAATCGGTCGCCCTGCGCGTCTACCGCCGCATGACGGGTAAAGAGATTCACCAGTCGGCCGCCAGTCATCCGGGCGCCTGAACGGAAACCGGCGCGCGCACAGGAGATGGTGTTGTTGACGCGCGCCGGAGGTGATCTCTACCCATGCCAAGTACAGCACAGCGGGCACTACCTAGCAACGAAGATGCCGAACGATTCGTCCTGGGGTCGATCCTGCTCGATGCGCCGCAGCACGTGGCGGCAGTGCGCGCGGAACTGAAGATTCCCGACTTTGTCCTCCAAAAGCACCAGCGGATTTACCGCCGCATCATGGACCTCGATGATCGCGGGGAGAAGATCGACCGCGCCATCGTTGGCAACGAGCTGAACCGCCACCATGAGCTGGAAAAGTGCGATGGCATGACTTATCTGATTTCCCTGGACGAAGGCCTGCCGCGCATCCCCAACCTGGATAGCTATGTCCGAATCATCCGCGAGAAATCCATACGGCGGAGGATGATCCTCGAAGGAAAGGAACTGCTCAAGCGGGCGTTCATCGAAACCGAACCCATCGATGACTTACTCAGCGCCGGTAGCGAATTCTTCCGCGACTTACAAGGAAGCCGAAACGGTCAGGTGCAGCCGGAGGCACCCGCGGCACCGGCCTGGCCGGAGCCTATCGGTGAGGAAGGATTCCACGGCGTTGCCGGCGATCTGGTCCACTTACTGGAGCCACATACAGAAGCCGATGAGGCCGCACTCTTGATTCAGTTCCTGGTTGCGTGGGGCTCGCTGATCAACCGCGCCGCGCATTACAAGGTGGAATCCGACTTTCACTATTCGAATGAATATGTGGTCCTGGTCGGTGCCAGTTCCAAGGCGCGCAAAGGGACAAGCTGGGGCCGCATCGAGAGCGTACTGGGAATTATCGATGGGCACTGGTCAGAGAAGTGTCTACTGCGGGGCCTGGGCTCGGGAGAGGCATTGATCGACGCTCTGGGCGGCGACGATAAGCGGCAACTTATCCTTGAAGCTGAATTCGCACGGTTACTGGCCGTGCTCAATCGGGAGGGCAGCACGCTTTCCCATAATCTGCGTGACTTGTGGGATAAAGGTCTCGCTTCGATTCGCACCCGCCAGAACAGCGTTCGGGTGACCGGTGCGCATTTGTCCATGATCGGCCACATCACCGGCAATGAACTGAGGCGACGGCTCAACGATACCGAGATGGCCAACGGTTTCGGAAACCGGATTCTGTGGATTTGTGTGAAGCGCTCTAAGGAGTTGCCTCGCGGCGGTGGGTCGCCGGACTTCGCTCCCATATTACGGCGCATCGAAGAAGCTACCCAGTTCGCACGCCGGAATGGGAATAGTCGAATCGACTTCGACGACGAGGCAGGACCTGTCTGGAACCGCATTTATTCGAAACTGAGCGGAGCCGTTCCCGGTCTGCTCGGTGATCTGACCGGGCGCGCGGAAGCCCATGTGCCGCGGTTGGCCGTCACGTATGCCCTGCTGGATCAATCGAGCAGTATTGGGCTGGAGCACTTGAGAGCCGCGCTAGCCGTCTGGGACTACAGCTTTCGTTCCGCGCGGTTCATTTGGGGTGATTCTCTTGGCGATCCCACCGCAGATAAGATTCTGCGCGCGCTACGTGCAGCCGAAGCCGGACTTACACGGACCGAGATCCGCGATCTCATGGCGCGGAACGAGACCGCTCAGGAGATCGACCGCGCTCTCGGGGTTCTGGCCGGGTTGGCCTTGGCGCGGTTCGAGACGGCCGAGACCGGCGGAAGGCGAGTCACTCGGTGGTGGGCCTGCTCATGAAATCGAATAGACCCCCTTTACGACCAAACGACCAAAGCGACAAAAGGGGCAATTATGTCGTATTTGTCGTTCGGTCGTATTGTGCCCCTGCGAGTTTCACTGTTTCATTCCCTCGACTTTACGACCGAAACGACAAAATAGGTTTTTACGCTTAGTACGCATTTCGTGGAGATTCACTCATGCGATACCTCAACGATGCCATCCGCCGACCGAAGATCATCGCGAAGTGGAACCTGCCGCTTCTGGCCGCCAAACTCGCGGCGCACCTGGAAGCCCTCAAACGCGCGGATAAGCTGATCGACACGGCATCGCAAACGGATGACTTTCTGGAGCCGTATGCACTTTCGCCGGATGACGATTACACCGTCTCGATGCGCGCCTGGGGCAAGCAGTGCGTCGATTGCGGCGACGTTGAGGATTACTACATGGTCCATAACCGCGTCTGGAAGAAAGCCGGACTCAAGCCGAATCAGTGTTGTTGCTGTCGGTGCCTCGCGGTACGGCTGGGCCGGCCGCTCAAGTATGAAGACTTCATACATATTTGGCCGAAGCCGCGACCCGAATCGTCGTACCCGCCGCGGAACGGGGTGGGAGAGCCACAGTGACGGAAGAACGACGCGCACATCCGCTGGCTAATATCTTCCCGTTGCTGGAGGGCGAGGAATTCGAAGCGCTGGTCGAGGATATCCGCGAAAAAGGCCTGCTCGTTCCGATATGGTTACATCCCGATGGCCGTATTCTCGACGGCCGCAACCGCTACCGCGCGTGCTTAGAAGCCGGCGTCGAACCGCGATTCCAGACGTGGAGCGGCAACGGCTCACTTCTTCAGTTTGTCGTGTCGCTGAACTTGAAACGGCGTCATTTGACGCCTAGTCAGAGAGCAGCGCTCGCAATTGAGATGTTACCCGCGCTCGAAGCCGAGGCCCGCACAAGACAGCGAACGTCGACCGGCGGCAAGAAACCTCAGCTTATGGAAAACGTTCCACAAGCTGGAAAAGGGACGTCGCGCGCCCAGGCCGCCAAACTCGCAGGGGTAAACGAGCGATACGTCGCGCAAGCGAAAAGGATTCAGGCCGCGGATCCGGAGTTGCTAAAACAGGTTCGCAATGGCGATAAGACCCTGGTGGACGCCACGCGGCTCCTCGCCATCGCCGAGCGCGAGAAACAAACCAAAGAAGAGCAAGAATTCCACGCGGCTCGATGGCCGCATCGCGAACGCGATTCGCACATACGACCTCTCGAGGCGCTTTGGCGCAGCCCCAGGCGGAAGCTTCTCGATTTGCTCTTAGATTATCCCGATAGACTGGAACGAACTTTCAGGGAGTTTCGAAAACAGGCTGCGGTCAGCAGTGTCGGTGACCCCGCGGAATTCCCAGACGGCGTGATAGCGGCCGCTCATGAAATGGACCAAGTGTTTGACGAGTGCCTGGAAATGCTGTTATCCGCAAGTGACAGATTCCATGATCAGTGTTTTGCTGCGGTCGAAGAAACGTCAACTGTATTGATTCCACTGGGAGACCGCGAGCAACATGCAGCGCTCATCGAAACGAATCGATGGCAAAAGAATTATGAAGGCTACTGCGCAGAATTGGGCTGCTGGGCTGTCATCGACCTTCCCATTGACGAGTACCTGCCTAGCCTGGTGCGCAAGGGTTGGACTGCGGGGGGCAGCGAACTCATCAACCGCAGGAGTGGCTCCGCCTGCGGCAATGTTTATTGCCCGGAACACCTGAAGTGCGTGTAACTAATTTATAATCAATTAGATGGGTGGCGCCAAAGGATTGTTTGACCCTCCGGCCGCTCGCGGGTATCCCACC